AAGGTCGGGATCAACACCGCTTTCTCAATTGAGAGCGGTGGAAGGCTCCCCCGATTTCTCGGAGGTTTCTTCTCCCGTGTGTTCGACCGGAGTAGTGGCTTGTTACTTGACGAGCCATGCATCGATTCCATTCAAGCCATCCGTCAGCTAACGCTGGCGTTTGGTAAGATGGAGCTCGAGTGCTCGGAAGAGCGCAAGAGCAGAGCGGTGCGTAACTACGTCAAGTGTGAGCAGGACGTCCGGCAGTTCGATAGCGAGATTACGGAGAGAGATCTCCGCGATTTTGCTAGTATTTCGAACTTGCTGTTTGGAAGGCTCTTTACCCAGGTGGATCGAGAGATCTACTATGGAGAGACTCTTCCTAAGCATGGTCCAGGATCGACAGCTGATGGTCTTACCAGTAATGGTAAGTACAATCAAGCTGTCTGGACTAGCCGTCTAGAGGGAATTTTTCCTCTAGGGGAAAACATCCTTCCTAGCTGGTCATATTATGACCAGTTGGATAGGATCGACGTCCTCGAACCTGGTTCCGAGATTCCTGTAAAGGTAACCTTGGTTCCTAAGACGTTGAAGACTCCCCGAGTAATTGCAATGGAGCCAGCCTGTATGCAGTATATGCAGCAGGCTGTTCTCCGCAGTTTTCTCGGGCACTTTTACAGGGATAGACTCCTGTCTAAGTTGATCGGTTTTGACGATCAGGTCCCTAATCAGGATCTGGCACGTCAAGGTTCGTTTGATCAACGAACCGCAACACTCGATTTGAGTGATGCTTCCGATCGGGTCTCCAATCAGCTCGTACGGGTTATGATGGCTCGGTGGCCCCATTTACATAGGGCTGTCGATGCCACAAGATCCCGAAAGGCTGTCTTACCGACGGGCGAAGTAATTCGCCTCAGTAAGTTTGCGTCTATGGGTTCAGCACTTTGTTTTCCTGTCGAAGCAATGGTCTTTACGACATTGATCTTCTTGGGAATTCAGAGATCGCTTAACACGTCACTTTCCCGCAGAGACGTCAAACGTTTCTGCGGCTCGGTGCGCGTTTACGGGGATGATCTCATTGTCCCCGTAGAACATGTGCATACCGTCGTACAGACGCTAGAGCATTTCGGTGCAATAGTTGGTCTGGACAAGAGTTTCTGGACTGGGAAGTTCAGAGAATCTTGTGGTCGGGAGTTCTTTAATGGGCACGACGTGAGTATCACGCGTGTCCGGCAAGCTTTTCCGACACGACGGCAGGACGCTGACGAGGTTGAATCGCTGGTAAGTCTCCGGAACCAACTCTATATGAGTGGTTACTGGAGAACCTGCCAGTGGTTGGACGAACGGATCGGTAGAGTGCTTTCGCACTTCCCGAACGTCGAGCCAACCTCCTCGTTACTGGGCAGGGTTTGTTCTCTCGGCGTTATTGCTGAGAGATACCACCCAGGTTTGCAAACCCCCTTAGTCAGGGGGTTTGTTGCGCAAGCCAAAGCACCGAGAGATCCTCTCGGTGATACTGGTGCCCTACTTAAGTGTTTGCTTAAGTTGGAGCGAGGAGCTCATACAAGGGTGGAAACACCCTGGCTCCTTCCCGACCCGTCGGGGATAGACCTCCTGAGAAGGAGGAATCCCTGGACTAGCAGGGGCTTAGCCGCCTCTGTGAATGACGAGCAACACTTAGAGC